AACATAACAGATAAAGGTATAAAGAATGATGCAGAAAAGAACAGAGCTTAAACCGTCTTGGATCGATTATATTGTTCTAGCAGAACAAATGATTAAAAGAGGTGAAGTTAAAAAAGATACCAATTTAGAAGCTTTAGCAAATAAGCTTAAAAAAAAGGACCAGGAAGCTGAAAATCTGAAAAAGCATAAATAAGTGTGTATCGCGGAACTGCAATTCCCATACACCCTAAACCTAACCTGGAGGTCCAGCTAATGGATATTTATACATTACAGAAGCTAGTAGAAAAAGCTTCACAATTCCCTGTACCAATCGATACTACTAATATTCGACGTAATCCTAATTACATTACCCCATCAGAAGAAGAAATAAAAGCTGGTGCTAATACCACATGGTTTCATGGATGGGAAGGCGAAAAGAATGGTATGTACGGTAAAACACTTTCTGATAAACACAAAGCTGCTGTTGGTAAATCGGCAAAGGAAAGATTCACCGGTGTACCTAAATGGTATAAAGTAAAGAATGCTGTGATGCATGGATCAGATAATCCAAGAGCAAGAAAGGTATATGCTGAAGGTAAGATCTATGATACGGTATCAGAATGTAGCAAAGCTTACGGTTTTAATCATAATGCTATAAGATATAGGTGTAAAAGTGACAAATGGAAACAATTTAGATTCGTGGATTGATTATATAGAACGAGCTGAGATGTTAATTGATAATGGTTATGTAAGAGATATAACTGTTGAAGAATTAGCTAAGAAACTACAAAAAAAGGACCGAGACGAATCCCGGTCCAGTTTTAGCGGAGAGGGTTGAATTCCCTCTCCTTTTTTATTGTATCGATCTAGGCGACAACGTGACCGAATTAGGCCAGGATATTATCGACCCTGAAGATCCGGTAATATTGGTTAGTCTTAACAGTTGCAAGACCATCGGCTGGTGTATCGCCAACGAATGGGTTTGAAGCCATACCGTAACGAGTCTTAAAGCCGATCTTTGGCTGGAAGGTGTCTTCACCAACCGCACGTACCATTGTTAATGGAACGTATGGGCAGTAGAATACGCCAGCGTCATATGGGTTTGTACCCTTATAACCTACGTTTACGTAGTCAGCAGTTGCATATGGGTCAATATAGACCTTCATGCGACCGTTGAGCGTACCAGCGAAAGTGTTACCTGTGTCATCAACGTTCAGGTTAGTTGACATAGCTGGGCTATAGTCAAGCATACCAGAAGCTGCAAGTGCAGAAGCTACGTCAGAAGAACAGATCATGAAGTTACCTTTACCACGACGTGTTTCTTTAGCGATAATGTTAGCTTCACGCTCAACCTGTACGATCAAGCCTTTGAACTTTTCTACTGACCAACGTCCGTCAGCGTCTGTGCTGAGGTCGAAGATACCGTTAACTGCAGTGTTAGCAGTTGAAGCACCTGTTTTCGCCTGAGTGTTCAGGGTACGGATAACTTCACGGTTGATTTCAGCCAGGATCTCAGTTGACAGAATGTTAGCCAATTCTGTTTCAGCATCCAAGCCATGAATAGCTTTAAGATCCTGAGCAAGTTCCAAGCTGTATTCAGCTTTCAGTGCACGTGACTTAGCAGTCACAGTTGCTTTTTCAATGGTGAAACCCATTTCACGGAATGCTGAGTTTGGATCAACTGATGCTGAACCAAGTCCTTCCGCGTCAGCAGTTGGCATACCACCGCCGAAGATTGAAGTAAGACGTTGATCGTCAAGGTTTGAATCCTGAGCAGCTGAGTCAATACCGAACAAGCCAGAAGCGTTATCGGAATCGTGAGTTGCTGAAGAGTCACCTGAGAAGTTGGTCTCTGCTTCGTTAAATAGTGCTTCACGGTTAGTTGTTGAACCACCGTCATAACGGCTCTTCATTGCGAAGATAAGACCAGTTGGACCAGTCATTGGCTGAACACCAGCAACGTCATATGCGATCATGTTTGGAAGAGCACGACGTACGAGGCTAATTAGAACTGGGTTCCAGTTAGCAGCTGATGCGGTTGAGTTACCAGGAGCAGCTTCCGAAAGGAATTGACCCTGTTCTGCTTCCTCACGGAAAGCACGTTCTTGGTTTTCCAGAACAACGGCAGTAACCGCTTTTCTGTGCGCGTCTTTGATGGAACCAGCAGTCTCTTCATTCAGAACTGGTGCCCATTTTTCGACGAGCTTATCATAGGAAATTACGTTATGCATTTCTATGGACTCCTAATTTATTTAATTGTTTTCTTTAGGGCTGCGAGATACTGATTCATTGCATCAGAAACTTCGACTTCGTCTTCTGCTTCTTCTTCAATAAGATCAGCGCTATTTTCAGAAGCTACTGCTTTCTTGAAATAGGATTCTTTAATGGTAGCAACTTTTTCACCAAAAGTTTCTTCGCTAACATAATCGATGTCCTGAGTCAATTTGATCAGTTTCTCTACTTCTGTTTCGGCGAGACCACGTGCGTGTTCTCTAATGACTTCATAACGCTTGAACTGCTCAAGCTCTTCAGTCATTTCGATCTGCTTAGCAGTAGATTCGTTAAGCTTAGTTTCAAGCTCTTCAACCTGCTCTGCAAGATCATCCACTAGGTCGACTTTGGACTCTGGAACTTCTACATAAGATTCAGTAAACAGATCTTTCAATTTGTTCATGAAACCTTCTGCGATTTCCGTACGAAGACCAGACTGGATAGCCAGTTTGTTTTCTTCCATCCAATTTTCAACTACGTAGTTAAGATAGCCATCTACCTTTTCAACCATTTCGTTCTTAAAGGTATCGACTTCTTCTTGAAGTTCAGTCTTGTAATTTTCTTCAAGACGTTCTACTTCTTCAGCAATTTTTGATTTGACTGCTGCTTCAAAAATGATTCCAGCTTTACCCTTGAACTCATCAGAGAGAGTTGCTTCGGATTCTACCAGAGCGTTTAGATCAGCGTCGAAGTCATAAGAAGTTTCAGCAACTGCTTCCAGTTCCTGATCATCTTCCACGTCTTCGCTCATATGTTTACCATACATAGCCATCAGGGATTGTTTATTCATGCCCTGCATTTTAGACACCATGCCTGCCATTAGAGCTGCTTTAGTCTTTGGCATTGGTTCGCTGTTCTTTTTATCGCCCTTACGAGCTGGAGCCGTGCCAGTTGCTTCACCTGCTTTATCAACAGATGCAATAGACTGGGCTTCTGCGTTTTTCGGATCGTGACCTTGAGCTTCCACCATATTATCCTCTTCGTCGTAGTTTAATGATTCTTTCTTTGCACCAAAAATGTGAGGATGATTGGATTTAGCTTCATCATGATCACCGCCATAGTGAGTAGCAAGAGCTGCTTTCACTTTTTTAGCAGGACCATGATAACTTAGCTCATCACCACTTACTCCGCCGTGAAACTTTGTTTCAACACCATGCTTCTTTTTCATTAAGTCAGCATGTGCTTGTCTCTTGTATGGCATACCGCCGAGATTATGCTGTGCTGGACCGGAAGATACTTTTTTTAATCCGAAAATTTCATCAATTGTTTCAGTTTCCTCCAGGTCACTAGTTTGATATTCAGCCATAATTGACTCCTTATTTTATCTAGTTTCGAGTAACGAGAGGAAATTCTTAAACTCACGAACTTGTACTTCGTACAGATCTGCTCTTGAAGCTTTTTTAATTTCAGTCTCAATCTTTTCAATTTCTTGAGCTTCGATAATACCATTATTCCATACCCATTCTACGCCTTCCATAACTCCATTAACAAATGCGTTAGGTGCAGATGGATCCTGGACGATGTCAACGGTATTCAACATAAAGTCTTCCTTGACATACATAACACCATTTCTATTCTCAAGACTTCCCATACCACGAGTTGATACGCCTAGTGAAACCTCGCCATCAAGTAGACCTCTAACGATCTGACCCATAGGAGTTTCCAGTATGCGTGCTTTCCCAATTACATTAGAACCATCCATTTTGAGTTCAGTAATTTTGTGGGAAACTTTATCTAAGTTAACAGTAGGACCAGATGGATGATTTAATTCCCCAACTGCTCTACCCTTAGAAACCTGTTCATCGACGTATTTTTTAATCGCACCTTCCATAATAGGTTTTGGATAAACACGTCCATTTCTATTCTTTTGATCGGCCTGTGCAAAGATGCCTTCAATCATATAGTTTTTTGTACCGTCTTCTTTCTTTTCAACGATACATTGAACATCTGATTCTTTATATTCTGTAATAAGCTTCATATCTTTGCGCCTCGAAATAATTTTACATTGTAAAGTATTTACCCTTTACATGCAATTATTTATATAAATTAAATTTTCTAAAAAGAATTATTTTTCTTCTTCATCATCAAATTCATCATCTAAATCTTCAGCATCAGCAACTTCATCTGCTGCAGCCTCAAGTTCTTCATCTGAATATTCTTCATCATCTTCTAATGGAAGTTCCATTTGATCTTCATCACCACCATTATAGACTTGATTAGCTAATGCTACTTTTTCTTGATCTAGCGCTGACTGGATTCTACCAGACATAATATCATTGAAGATATTATTTGCTTTATTGAAATCGCCGTTCGTGGAGAAATCAATCATATCACCAATTGTTGCTGTCATTTCATCATCTGCCATTTTATTGCTCCTGTTGTGGCTCTTGTTGCTGATCCTGTTCAGGTTCAGGCTCTTGGTCCTTCTGTTTATCGATATTCTTTATATCATCATCACTAAACATAAGAACATTTTTCATTACCCATTCTTTAGAGAAGTAACCATCTTCACCAGTATAATTTGAAATCTGGTCAAGGGTTTGTAGTCTTTCTCTTAGGATCTCTGCATCTTTTAATTCTGTAAAGTGGTTATCCCTTGCAAAGTCAAAAGATAACTGATATGACCATTCTTCCCAATCTTCCTCTGTAATAATACTTTTAAGGATAAGTTGTTTTTTGAGAATCTCTCTGAACAATGTAGAGAATCTCTGACGAAGACGGTCAATAAACTTTTGGAACTTCAGTTCGTCACGTGAGATTTCTGTAGATCTACCAAGACTAAACTGTGCTTCTTGTTCTAATCTATTAATAGGAACGTTAAGTGAACGATATAATCTCTTTTGAAAATAGATAATATCATCGATCTGACCTAAGTTTTCACCACCTGGTAGTGTACTAATCTCTGTACCTCTACCACCTTCACGTCTTGGTAACCAGAAATCTTCAAGCATTGACATATGCTTACGATCATCTCTAATATCACCTGTACGTGCATCATATACTAACTTATTACGGTATTTTGTCATAATACCTTTCATATATTCTTCAGCTTTACCTTTAGGTAAGTTACCTACATCAATATAAAAAATACGACGTTCTGGAGCACGTGCAAGTCTATAAATGACTAACGAGTCTTCCATCATACGAAGTTGGTTAATAGGTTTTAAAGCTTTATGAAGGTATGAAACTACGTGTTTCTTTGTAGCATCCAAAAGACCAGATGTACAATATACAACAGAATCTTTTGTTAGCTTTACACCTGAATTCATTTGTCCAGGCTTTTCTTGATAGATGTAATATTCGTTTTGTTTTTCAATTACCTTAGCACCAGTAACAGGATCTTTCTTTGTCTTGATCTCTTTTACTTTACGAATCTTTGCAGAATC